GGTAAGTTTTATCACGAGTGGTATATGGATTTCTATAATACTATACGTACTCAGCGAATACGTGATGATACGGGTACAATACAAAGGTTCGGGGAAAGCGTATTAAAAGTAGCCATGCTTCTATCAATGAGTCAATCACCTGAATTAGTAATAGATATGCCAACTATGGTAGAAGCTGTTAAGCAATGCGAAACACTTATTGGTAACGTAAGAAGAACTACAATGGGTAAGAAAGGAGCAGCTACTAATCTACAACTTAAAAACTTAATGATAGAGGAATTACTTAATCGTGACCCACATGCCATTAGTAAAGATGTGGCAATGAAAAAGTTTTGGATGCATTATAATGTTACTGAAGATTTCGTTGCGCTTATAGGTGCCTTGTTTGATGCTGGCACTATAACAATAGAAAATTGGGGTAATACTGTAATGTATGTTATGAATGACAAACAAGTAGAAGAATTAAAAGCATGGCACGCTGCTAAAAAAGGACAGGGTTAATTATGAAAATTGATACATATAGAGACCAAAAAGATTCAACATTAACAATTACTATTGCTGAATATACACTTCATTTAGAGAGAAATATTAGTAGATATTTAAATGAAACAGTATCATACGCACTAAGAACTACTGTTGACAAAGCAATTCATGAAAAACATGGTGAAATACTTAATGAAGTAGATAAACAAATTTTTAGTGATGAAACTAAAGAGTTAATTAAGGAATTAATCCGTAAAAGATTAGATGCTGCCTTAACTGAACATATTAATGATATGCTTAGTAAAGAAAAACAGAAGGGACAAGGTTAAAATGACTATTAGAGAATTGCTATCATTGATACTATCATTTAATTATGTCAATGGAAAAACTGCTGCAGATTTAGGTTATGTAAATGCTGGTACTGATAAACGTGTAGGTGGTTCACTAGGTAAATTTGCTGGTCAAATTCAATCAGGTTTATCCTTCAAGTCAACTACTAAACCTGTAAAGAGTGTAGAGAAAATTGGCGGTATATGGATAGAGACAGCAGAAGCACCTAATGGTAGACAACATATTTCAATAGCAGTTAGGAGAGATAAAACACATTGGTTAACTGTTCGTTTTGGTTGGCGTTATGATGGTAATTGGGGTGATAGCGGAACTGTTGGATATAATCCTAATCCTGAAATTATAGGTGGTTATATATTCGATGCGGTAATAAAACTTAATGCACCAATATCATTTATTGAAGGGGTTGAATAATTATATGGGACGAGCTATATATAAATGTGCGAAATGTGGTGTTAGACAGTACGAGGCCGAACTGATTTATGATAGTACTGTAAAAGATTTTGTCTGTAGAAAAACTGAAATATGTCAGAATCCTAGTTATTCAACTAAAAGTAAAAGAAGGAAGGTATTAGCTAAATGAAAAAGAAAAATCCGAATGACACAACTATACGCAACATTAATGCACTAAAGAGAAGGATTAAACGATTAGAATTAATTACTAAACTGAATCGTAATGACATAGCATTTGTTTTAACAAGGATGTTTAAGAAATGACATATCAAACAGCAGAAATATACTTAAAGGAATTAGCAGTTACTCATCAGGTTAAGCTATATGAATCATCAAATGCGAGTGTATTGTTTCCTATTGGCATTAAGATAAATGAAGATAGAATGAAGGTAGAACACGGATATGTATGTTATCTAATAGATGATGATGAGCATATATATGCCATACAAATATTCATTGATGCTAATATGAATTATGGTGCATTAATGCGTATATTTGGTCAGGCTGTTATTAATTTCAGAAATGAATTAAAGAAATTAGTAAGCAGCTCTAGTACGCCTCCTAGTTCTTGAGCGTGATGCACTAGGTTCATATTCATCAAATACTTGTACGCTTTCACCAAATAGTGCGCCTACACCAGCGAATCCACTAAACAATGAAGGGTCTTCTCTATAAAGGTCCTTCATTGTTGTTATCATGTTAGGTGTAATAGCTTCTAGAAAATAATTCTTTGATGTCTCATGAATACTACTACCTGCTTTACTAAAAGAACTAAAATCTGTACCAAATCGTTTCATTTCCTTACGAGCAGGTTTACCAACTGGTGTACGATTACGTGCGAAATCTATAATAGCACCTGGTATAGGAGCCATTTTATTACGCACGAAATTAGCTGCTACATCCAGTTCGGTCTCAGCTTTAAATCCCTCACCTAAATTTTTAGTTCTACCAGGTCTACCATTGTTCATAGGTGCAGTTTTAGTACCAGATAGTAATTGATAAGTAACACGAATGAATGGTTGTAATCCTGCTGTCGTATCTATTCTAGTATTACCTACTACAATCTTACCAAAATCAGAACTAGATGGGTCCATTGTAACATCTGCGCCGAGAGATTTAGCTAATCCTACACCAGTAGCCCAATATGCTGTAGTAGCTACCAGTGATTTAATATATTCCTTCTGTATAGCTGCATCAGCATTCTTAAAACCTAATGCGGCTTTGGGTAAATCAACAATAGCTTTACCACCTTGACCCAGCATCTTAAGACGTGATGATATAAATCGTGGACTAAAGAATATATTATTCCACATTACAGCATTCTTTTCCTGGTCAATCTTACCTAACTTATAATCACCATGTCCAATTTTACTTAGGTCTAATTTCAAATCACCTCGACCAGTAGCCTCATTAATAAATTTAGATATTTGGTCCGGCGACATGTTCATATCAGCTTTTTTAGATGCATCATACATAGAGTCGAATGTATCGCTTCTTAGCTTATTAAGAAATGTAGTATATCCTCTATTAGTACCTCTAATAGCCTTACCAATACCGGGTATTTTTTCAGCTAGAGAAGATATAATAGCTTCCTCTCTATTAGTAATATCATCAAGACCAGTAAATGCTAATCCACTTTTTGTTTGTAATTCAAAAGTAGGCTTAGCTTTTAATGCTGCCTGACTAGCTTGAAATGCATCTTCAGAAAAAGTTGACTTAAACATAGGTACTATTGCCTGAGAAAATTTATTATCAGTAATACCTCCTTTATGAATAAGTCCTTTACCCTGACGTAATGGTGCAGAGAAATCTATAGCAGCCCATAATGATTTAGGTAGACCCATAATTTCGCTGCCTAAATGACTTTTCTTTTCTTTAGGGTCTAAGTTAATAATACCACGTGATTCATCTGGAACGAAATCATTCATTGATGCTTCTCTAATAGGTGTTACATTTTTCATATCAGGTAGTATATCACTACTCATTATTTGAGGTGCTTTTTTATCAATATCCGCTACTAAACGAGCCAAATCTAGTGGGTCATCAACATCATAATTTCTTGGATTTATATGTGCATCAACTGCTCTTTTCCATATTGCTTGTATTTCAGGTGTTTTAGCAGCATTAGTAGGCGAAATAAAAGGTGGTAATGTAGATTGTCGTGTACCCATACTAAAACCACTAGTAGGTCTGCTTCTAGTAGATGGTGCTAATTCTGTTTTAACAGGAGAATCACCTATAAATTCCTCACCTGTTTGAGGATTAATACGTACGTTTTGTTCATCAGCCATCTTAAATATAGATGGAATTTTAACAGGGCCGGGGGGTTGACCACCTACCATATTCTTAATTTGGCTTCTAACTCTTTTACCTTCTAATACTAATGCAGCTTCATCTAATCCGGTAGCACCCTTCAAAAACTTCATGTAATCTGCATTACGAGCGGATGGTTTAGATTGAGCAATGATATATAGAGCCTTATCTATGTCACTCTCAAATGCAGGTTCATAGCTGTTATAACCAATATTGAATCGTGGTTTAGCACCTACTAAATCATTACTTAATCTAGTTACTCGCGGTTTATTAACAGGTAATTCAGCACCTGGTAATTGTCTAGGAGGAATAGAACCACCCATATTTTCAGCAAATGTAGGTAATGCAGTATTGCGTGATGCCATAGCATCATCAGCTAATTGAACAGTTGGTATACCAGCTATCTCATCTAAATTAGGTAATGGTTCATAACCCATTATATTACCCATAGAGCTATCACCTTTTAATGGGTCACGTACTGCTCTATATCTAGGTTTATTAATAGGTGGCATATCTACTGAAAATTCAGGAGGCAAACGATTAGGTAATGCATTATCAATAGTATTAACAGGCGGCATCATATCAGCAGCTTTATCAGCTAATTTAGCACCTGCTGACTTAGGAATAGCTCTTTTAGCAGCTCGCGCCCATGCACCACCACCTATAACACTAGTAGCTAATCCTAATGGAGATGTAGCACCACCTACTACAAAATCAGAAATATCACCTAATGTATCTCCACCATATTTATGACTGAATTTACTTATATCTTCCTCTACATCAGGCATTATAGATGTAGTGCTCCATTTAGCTATACTAGACATTGATGGCAGATTAAAGTAATCTGGCTTACTAGCTGGATTAGGCTCATTATTAGTATCTAAATCAGGCAAAGATACATTATCTCGTCTAGCTGGTTCAAATGTACTTCTAGGTGGTGGCTTTTGTTTAGCTTTATATTCAGCCACAATTCTATCTATATCAGCAGGCGTAGGAGTACCATCGAAATCAAATTCGATTAACTCACTAGTATCAGGATTCCGAAGTTTATACCTTCTTGGAGCCATGTTATCTTTCTAGTACAAAACCATGAGATGGCCTAGTATTTGAACCTGGTTCAAGATTAATATTACCATACCTACGTGGCTGCATATATCGTTGTATTTGAGCTTCAACTAATTCAGAAGTTTCAGGTAATGGTATACCATTATTATCAAACCATTCAGGATTTTCATTAGCAACTCTATCTACAGCATCTCTACGTCTTGCTGCTAATTGAGTATCAGATGGACTATTACCTGAAGCATTATCAGCAGCGCGGTCACCAATCATTGACCCAACATTTCTTTCGTATGCACCTACTCGTCTATCTTCCATTCGTAATTTCGCTTCAGCTACTTTAGTTTGCTGTTCAAATTTACTCTGGTCAAGTAGTAATCTAGTTTTAGTAGTAGCATCAGTGGCTTCTGCTATTTTAACTGCAAACTCAGCACGCTTTCTAGCTGTTTCAGCATTAAATATTTGCGTCCTAGAATTTGTTTCAGCTATACCAGTTCTAGCTGCATTATTAGTTGTTCGTTCATTCAATCCACCATATAGTCTACGTTGAGTATTGAATGTATTTTCTAGCTGGGCCGAAGATTTCAATGCATCTTCTTTACCCTGCCATTCTTCCATAGCATTACGATATGGTGCTCGTGCAATTCTATTCGCAGCGTCATATGCTAGTAATGGATTACCACTCTGATAACCAGTTAATACACCGCTAGTACCAGCTAATAGTTTACGCCATATAGAAGGAGCATAATCCTCCTGTTTAGGCATACCTCTAATATGGTCAGCATATTCATCTAATGCAGGATTATTAAAACTAAAATCCTGTGGAGGTGGTGCTCTCCTATTAACTAATGGAGGTTCTTCTTGCTGACCAAAAATTATATTGGCCCAGGGATTTTTAACCCTGCTACGAGTAAAGAAATCATCTTTTAGTGGCATTATTACTCCTAATACGTGTATGGTGCTGCTGTTCGTTTACGAGCATCTTGTACACCAGTATAAGCATTAATACCAATATTAGCCCATTGTGCTGCTCTATCCCAACCTGATGGTCCCTGTTGCTGTTGTTGATTAGCACCAGGTAATAATCTAGCATATTGGTCGCCCATCATACCACGATTACGATATATATTATCATCGTATCTTGCTAATTCAGCAGGACTAGAACCGTATACACCTTCTAATCCACTTAATCCAAGTACTTTCATCTTATCTCTATATTGTTGTGCTTGTAACGCAGATGCTTTATTAGCATTTGATGCTGATGCACGAGATGCTGCATTAGCATTAGATATAGATTGTTTACGTGCTGCAATTCCTTCTAAACCGCCATATCCAAATTTACCAATATCAGTTAGTCCACCTAATCCAGCTAATCTACCCTGTTGTATTTGAGAGGATAAACCTGATTCAGCATCAGATAATGCAGATGCACCTTGAAATCTACCAGTACGAACTGCATCAGAAATATCCATTTCAGTATCACGTGCCGCTGTACTACTAGCTATTGCACTATCTCTGGATAATCTAGAATTAGCTGAATCATAACCAGTACCATAACCACCTGTTACATTCCTGCGCCGTGCTAACTCACTCTTAATATTATTGTAAAAACTTCCAATAGGTGCTACACCTCTTGAACGTATATTAGACTTATCAGCATCACTAACACCACCAGTTCGCGCAAATTCATCGAATACTCCATTACCGCGTATTCGAGCAGCATTCTCATCAGTGATACCGCCTGTTCTAGCAAAATCTCTATATCCACCCATTGATTCATGTATGCCCTTAGATAGGGGGTTATATCCTGCTTCTAATTTTTTATATAATGGGTCTAATTTATATGATGCTGCTGATACTCCACCGCCTCCACCTGCACCACCTATACCAGTATTTAATCCTGTACCGTCTATAAATCCTCTATAACCACCTGCTATTTCTCCACGTAGAGAATCAGCAAATGATTTTTCTGCATGACGTTCGGGCGTTGTATAACCTTGAACTTCATTATGCTCTCTATCTAATCTTTCTCTTTCTTGAGAGAGCATGGCATCGTTTACTGCTTGTGTCTTTTCTTTATTCTTACTACCCATTTGTTTGCCTCTCTAACAGATTAATTTTTAATAATTGTTCACATTTCTCAAATTTGAAATGTTTAATCATTAGATTCATATAGTTACTATCAGATGGAAACATGTAATACTTATCGAATCCCTCATCTAATGCTTTGAATTCAGCTACATTAAATAATTCCTTTAATACTGTAATCCTATCTCGCATAGGTCTATCAGTATCCATTATCATAACAGCTTCGAGTATTACTTCTAAACAGCCGAATCCGACTATCTTACCGTCTATCTCTATTATAGCTGCCCCGAGTACATGTTCAAGATTAGGTCTATTAAATGTACCAGCATGACATCTATTATATATCTCGTCTATAGCAGCAGCATCAGATGGAATGTATTTACGTATATTTATCATATTACCTTCTAATACCATCACCTATTGAATAATGATTACCATCGCCAAAATGGCCACCCCAATGACATACAAAATCTTTACCAGCAGATTGCATTTCCCACCAGGTTCCTAATTGTCTATGTGCTTCTGTAGTTTTTTGGTATATACCATCTTTAAATAGATTTAGGTCTATAGCTAATTTATCAATATGCAAGCTATTTTTAAGACCTACACCTAATTTACTTAATCTTAATGCTTCTTCTCTACTTCTAAGTGCTTCACCTAAAGTAACTTGATAACCAAGTCGTCTAGCTTCATTAATAAGTGATGGCACCATAGCAGCAAAAATCATTTGTTTCTGTAAAAGTTTCATAACGCACCTCTTTGTATTCTTACCAACCAATCTATAGTATTTAGTGCATTCTTAAGTGATGCACCTGTTTTCCATGGCACCAATGTAATATAAGTAAATAGAATATCAAACTCGTATTCATCTATTTGTATCTGTCTAGGTGCATTACCTTCCATCTTATCATCTAATTCTCTTGCCAGTTCTTCAGATGGTAATTTCCTACCACATGGCAATACATGGCTAATACCTTCTAATTTTTCTAAGATATTAAATTCACGTCTTAATATAGATAATCCTTTTTTCTCTGTAATAGAACCACCTAATACAAATCCTTCAAATACATACGTAAAATGCATTGGACCTAACTCATCCTCAAATGATATAATCATCTATTTCTCCTATAATGAGATAACGTATCACGCCAATCTTCATCTGCTGATTTACTATTTGCACTTCTAGCAAAATTACTACTACCTAATGCTAATTGACTTGCACCCATATTTGATTTAATAGCATTTGCAAGTTTAGGATATTTCTTACCTATTAAACTAGCAATACCACCTATACCTAGTGATGTTCCTGCTACAGCTAATGATGTTTTTAATGGATCGTTATTAAGACTACTATATAATGGATTACCCTCAACACCTGTACCTGATTTTAGCATTTTATAGGTACCAGCCGAATCAGTAATAGCACCTATTAATGATAATATTTCCGGACTCATAGTAGATGGTCCTAAACCGCCTAATCTAGATTTAGATTTCTTATCAGGTTTTACACGTCTAGCATATCTATCTAAGTTTTCTTCATTAAAAATAGCATCGTTATCAAATGGCATATCAATCCTTTTTACACCAGATAACATCAAGATATGAGGGCACATTTGATGATGAACCACTTGAGCCTGTGATTGCGCTGTTACCACCTGATGCTGTACTGCCAGTAACAGCAGGAGCAGTATTACCTGTAGATGGAGGGTCAAATGTATGAGTATGAGATGCAGATGCAACATCAGTAACACCACCAGCAGAATCCACATCAGCAACAGTGCTACTAGGACCACTAGTAGTACCAGCACCAACAGAATGATTATGTGATGCTCCAGCTAATGTACCAGCAGCATGTGTATGTGATGGTCCTACATAACTACCAGCAGCATGAGTATGAGTATCAGCGCCACCACTACCACCGTATGAAGCAGCACCACGAGGAAATCTACCATCTAATGCAGCAAATCTAGTCCATCCACTAGGACAGGCAACATCAAATAATGCTATTAATCCAGCAGGTAATGTACCTACAGGTGCGGCCCATGTTTGGTCGCCACGTAAAAATACAGTATTATTTGCTGTACCTGAACCTAATCTAGCTGTTGGTACTGTACCTGATGCTAAATTATCTGCATTAAGATTAGTTAATGACGCGCCCGAACCACTAAATAAAGTAGCTGTAACAGTGCCACCAACACCTAATGCTGTTAATCCACTAATTGAACCACCAGTTATTGCAACAGCATTATCATTTTGTACTGCTAAACTACCTATACCTAAATTAGTACGTGCTCCAACAGCAGTAGCACTACCAGTACCACCGCCTGCTAATGCTAATATTTTATCAGTCCATACACCAACTATACGTTCCTGAAATTTATTAGCTACTCGGTCATACTTCATTGCTGTATCAGGTATATTACTACCATCTGTAGCAAACAGACTTACAGCATCAACTAACTTATTGTTAATTACTTGTAATACACCAGTAGCATAATTAGATGTATTTGTAGGTAATGACCAGTTTTCAGGCATTAGATTTTTCTTTCTCTATTCGTCTTTTCTCATTTTTATCTGCTCTTAATGCTAATCTTTTAACATTTAGTTCACCAGGAGACATAGTAGCAACAATTTCCATATCCTCAGCGGCTTCACGATTTCGTTTTCGTTCGGCTAAATAAATCTCTATAAATCTTTCTAGTTTACGTGGAAATTCTTCCTGAAGATACTCAATAGTATCTCGTTCACTATTATTACCGTCTAGCTCGAATTTATTATTTGATGATTTAATAATAGTAATCATGCCGTTCGTTCCCAAAAATAAACTGTATAATAAGGTTGCAAGTTATTATGAGCATTACCACTACCTGCATTCTGAATACTTATGCCAGTAACAGCAGAATCTGTAACTTTTTCAGTAACATTATTAGCTACTGTTAATGCGTCTGATGCACCACCACCTGATTGAGTAAAAACATTAGTAGTATGAGTATGTCCGGGGTCAGTAACTCCATGATTATGTGCTGCTAACTCAGCAGTAGTTAAAGCATGAGTTTTAGCACCACCAGTTTCTCTAACAGTATCAAATTCTACTTGACCAGAATCAAATCCTACTAATACTCTACCTGCTGCTAATGCAACCCAAGTTCCATAACCTAATTCAGTAGCGGGATTAACACCAGTAACATTAGTATATATACTACCTACTTTAAATGCTTCCGGTGCTACTTCAGTATGTCCACTTAAATCAAGTTTGGCAAATGGCCCGGCCTCTAATCCTGTAGTGGAATATTCAAAATAACTACTAGCTACGTTATATCTAATGTGTCTACCAGCCATTACGTAATTCCACGTGCTTTCCAGCTAATCAAATAATCAACTCTTTGTCCACTACTATCATATATCAGCACTTTGAACTGAGTAGGATTAGGAATATCAACAAAATCATAAATGGGATAAATAGGCTCGATACTATCCGCAGTAATCGTAATACTATTAACATCCTTAAATACCTTGTTAAATAGTACTATAGTACCACCCACATCATCTTTATCAGCATTAACTTGTCCGCTATCTGTTTCTACCTTAACATTAAGATTTACTTCTAATTCATAAAACTCAAGTAATGCGTGTGGAGTAGAGCCAGTAAAAGTAAATTTAACCTTAACATATCTAGCACTTGCAACAAATAGGTTTCTGCCACTTACATATGCAGTATAACCAATTCCATCAGTACTATAAGCTATTTCAGAACTTACTACTGTTGTACCTGCTATTTGATTTTGGTTCCATATTAATGTAACAATTACATCATCAAATATCGCACCAAAATCAAATATTCGTTCATATGTTCCTACTAATGGTGCGGGCTGTAAATATATTGGATAACCAGCATTAATTTGGTCTTGTATAGTTGCCCAGCCATTATCAACAAAATGAGCACCCCACGAACATACTGGATAAATTGGTGCTATTGTTTCTTTTAATAGTCTAGGTAGCCATATATTACCTTTAACATTCCTAAACCTATTAACTACATTTCTAGTATTACCATTAACTACTTGTATAGTTTTAGGTCGTGGTATTACTGGTCCTGCTACAGCTACATTTCTAGGACCAAATTTAATTACCTTACCATTATGATACTGTATAGCGCGATTAACAACTAATACCTGTTTAGGGTATTTCGCTACAACTGGTGGAACTACAATAGTTTCATGTGGTATAGGCTGTATAATTACTGAGCCACGTCGAGGTTCAACTTGATTACTAGCAATAACATTAAGTGAAGGGATTAATGGTGTGGCTGCTACTACAGCAGCTATAACAGGTATTTGACCGAACCAAGGTCTACGCCTGCTGATTGGTAACCACACCTTAATCATTTTTTATTACTCATCACCAGCTAAACTAACTACAACAGTTTGTGCTTGTGCAGCAGTGCATTTAACACCAACTCTATTACCACCTTTAACAGGTATTTCCTGACTTAATGGGAAAAACTGTTTCATACCGGTTTGTGGATGAACTAAAAATTCATCAATTAATGCATCATCTGTAGCAGGTTCGGACGAAAATGCATTTCTAGCTGTAGTTTGTAATGTTTCATCATCAGCATCATTTTCTTTAACTACTGTGGCTGCCGCTGATGTTCCTGCACCGGTCTGTCTAAATATTTTACAATTAACTGGCGTGTCTGTAGCTAATACTCCTTTGAATGTAACGCACAATTCAGTGATTTTAACACGATGATTGGCAGCAGCAACAACTTGTAATACTGTTTCTGCTACACCTGCACCCAATGCTTGCTCACCACTACTCGCACGAAATCTTACTCCTGACATTGTTTATTCTCCTTTTTTACTGAACTATAATATGACCTGGATGAATAACTTTTACACCACCTAATGCGGCACCTCCACCACCTGATGCAGTCTCATCTAAATCTAATGCAGTATCAACTAATATAGGAAGCATAACCGCAACTTCATCCGTCTGAACTGTAAATGCTGTAGGGTCATCGCCTGTTCCAGCAACCATTCTCCAATTACTAGGAACTATAGCATCTATATATGCAGCATTAACAGCAAATGAGCGTAAATCGTAATCATTAGAGTTATCTCCGCCATTAGAAGCCTGCCTCAAAATTATGTATATATCTGTATTAGCTGCTAATAGAACAGCCGATGAGAACCAAAATATCGCCTCATCTGAATTTACTAGAACTGCTGCTGCAATAGATGTGGAGTATTTTTCAGTAGAACCCTCATAAATTACACATTCTAAATTAGCAGGAGAGCCCGTCTTACTAATTTGACATTTAATTGCCTGTATTTTAACTTGACAACCAAATCTCATTTTTAGTCCTAATCTGTTGGTGCCAAATATATCAGCTTCTCCTGATGCAGCATTAATAGCTGTTATAGGATGACCAACATAATCTCCATTAGAATGTTTTACAACTGCGATTGGAGTAGCAAGTTGTGCTGCCGATGTAGTCCAGTTAGTTCCATTATGATGCCTAAGTTTTTCTAGTCCTTTCCTTATTGCTGTTGTTCTAAACGCAAAAAAATCTGTTGCAGATAAAGAACCACCAGAACTACGCTTTACTACTATCCAAACTGGAACTCCAATAGTTAAAGCTCCCGTATCAGTAGCTAAAGCCTTTTCACCAATCCAACCATCAGCAGCTATACCAGCCCATTCAGCAGAAGCAGTTCCTAAAAGTGTTCCTGATGGAGCATCTGCACTATCAGATTGAACCTCAACAGTAAAATTAGTATCAGTAATAGTTCCGCCTATATTTGCATGAATATCAATATGAGTTATAGGAGACGCAGACTGTGGAAAATGTTTCCATGCAATCATTTCAGCATCAGCATCCATATTATGAGACGAACTGATATTTGCAGCAGCCCAACCTGACATTTCAAGAGGACTTAGTGTAAATGGATATGAAGCAGCCATTAATTTAATTCAACTCCAATAAGACTATTAAAAGTTGCTCCCTTTGCCATTCTAAACGCTATCCATAAAAATAATAGAGTTTGTTTAGGAGTAAAAGGAGAAATTTTAGCTACCTCTGCTGCTAATTCCTGAACTTCATCTTTCACTAAAGGCATAGAAAACTGTTGACCATCAATATCGACAGTTAATACACCATGACTACAACTTGAAGGAGTATAACTAACTATCTTGAGGGGCATTTTTTCTCCTCAACTTTAAGAACTTAACGATTTTATCCCATTCATCTGGTTCAGCAATTCGCATTCTTAAAGCGTGATACAGACTACTAGACTTACTTCTCTCAGTCTCTTTATGTATAAATGCCTTTTTAACTTCTGATGGTGTCATATACCAAACTCTAGCAATCGCTTCTCTCATTCCACATGGTTTGAAATTATGCATCCACGGTTTTTGAGGAGACATTTATATTATCAACACACATTAGCAAGCAGTTTACCATCTTGAATCATTGTATTAACTTTCGTACCAGATAAATCATCAACTAACTGAGCCAATAAATCAAAATCAGGTGGTTGTCTTACTTCAACTGATATAGTACTTTCTGGTCCAACATTACCAGCTATATCAACAGGCTTAAATTTATATTCAAAAGTACCACCAACAGATTCAAATACTACAGCAAATGTTCCCTTAGTTTTACCTACTAATACAGCACCTTTATATATAGTATAATAATCAATATCAAATGTGCTAGTTGGTTCGGTCCAGCTAAATAAGATGTTATTATCAATTACTGCACTAGTAACACTAATAGCACCAATAGCGGGAACTACAACATCTAATGCTAATGCAGCAATACTAACATTACCATCAAAATCTATTCCTTTAATCCAATAACGTGTAGTACCTACTACTAATGGGTCAAGAACAGCACTTAATGTACTAGTTGTTAATACATGTGTTGCAGTATCCCAATCAGCACCACCTACTTTAATCTCATAATGAAATATACTTAAATCAGGCTGTTCCCATTCTAATATTACATTCCTACGTGTAAATCGATAAGTAAATACTATTACGTTCGGTGCTATTGCAAGTCCACTCTCAGGTACAGATGCTAATTCACTTACAACTGCTTCAATATTAGTATCTAGCTTATCTAAAGCTTTAGCTACTGCACTCAAAGCCTCATATATCTTAGGCTGAGTCTTTTGTAAACCGGTAATAAGACTTCTAATTCTGTCAATTTCATTCACTTATTGCGGCCTTTGTGACCATAATGCTTTGAAGTAAATGATTAAACTACTTAATTCAAATGTTTCATTAATACTAGTCATGGAAAATTTAATAGCCATCTTTTCTGCTACATAATTAACTTTCCTTAGTATCTCTTTACCTGGTGTTGCTGTAACATTAAAATTAGGTGGATGAGTTATTACTGAATTATCTAATCCAGTCAATTCAACTTCAACAGAACCACTACCAATCATTCTAACTATGAAAGCATTAAAATGATTAATTACCCCATTACTCTTATCTGGAGCTAATCCCATCTTTACATAATTCGTTATTACAGTTCCATTATCATTAATAAGTCCAACTGTTTGCTTATAAATGTTATCACCAGCTATCTTCAGAATTGGACTCTTACTTACTGTATCTATTAAGATACTAGTAGGAGCAAATGGAAATGCCCAGGGTGACCATTGTATTTTCTTATAATCTAATCCATCACTACAATCAGCAAAAAGTATATGTGATGGGTCTGTTGCTGCATCTAATGGAACGAGAACATATATATACTTATTGATACTATCATAAGCTACTTGTACTTTATGGAAATTGGCCTGATTGATTCTTTTCCATAATGCTTCTATTTTCCATGATAGTTCGGGCACCTGAAATGAACCGTTAAATAGTATAAGGCCGCCCCGACTAGCTATAAAGAATACATCAGTGCTAGTACCACTCTTATCTAATATACTACTAATGCCATGAACTTCAGTACCAATTCCAGGGTCTAATGATATTGGGTCCCATGTATTAGGACTATCACCATTATCAGATGTAACATAGGACATTAGAGATTTAGTAAATCCTAGTAAATCTCTATGTTCAACAGCATTAGTGATGCCTAGTCCATCTTCAGGACCAATTATCATAGCACTATCAGCTTCATCAAATACTTCTGGTTCATTTTTAGTTGATAAACGTACTAGAAATTGATTCTCATCAAAATTAGCCATTCCTAATCGCCCCTTGTAAGTAAATAATACTAAACAAGAGGGCAATTCAGTTAAAATGTAAAATAGATATAATGCATCGGCTGATAATTCGCTGTCATAAAAGTTAACAGTAAGTGGTAGGTCAGAATTATTATGAATAGTCCCATTAGGAACAAAAAACCATTCTTGACCAAATTGATTACCATTATAATCGGCTATTGCACGTGTGGCAATTACGTGTTTTCTAACTGTACCAGCAGGACCATTAGGTATTGATAGGTCAACTTTTTTGGTACCGTCAGCAACAACGAATGGGAATGTAACTGGGCCGGGCTTAGTTAAAAATCCACTAGCTGTTTCATATACAACAGCGAATAAATGAGTACCAGCCTCAACAATACCAGTAGTAGCACTATTAACAGCAGTAAATGCACCTGTAGGAGCTATACCTGCTGCGGCTCTTATAGTAGTGCCATCCCATACATAAACTTTTTCACCTGGTAAACCCTTGATTCCGTTATGTGGACTTATATAAATTCTGTTATAAACATTTATTGCACTGAAATCTGTCATTGCTGCGATAGTAAGAATAGGTACACCTAAATTAGTACTATCGTATAAATTGCCACCCGCTTTAAGTATTAAATCTCGTGATGCCTCACCAATTCGTTTATAACTATGAGTACGTAATACATTTCCTGATGCGAGTGTTTGTTCTAATCCATCTCTTGTTTTAACACCATTATCAGTAAATTGCATATTTAAGCAATCCTGAAAATGGTCTGGTGGACAAGAATCATTTGTGCCTCTATCCCAGAGTCCTTTGAACTTTCTGATGAGATATGGCTGATATTCTTCAAACACGAATTAATGCCTCAAAAAGATAGTCAATAGCTTTTTGTAACAATATAGGATTATCTTTAAAAAATCCTAAACCAGTATTACAATTAAAACACAGCAAACCACGAACTATATTTTCTTTATGGCAATGGTCTAAATTTAATTTTTCAAAAAATTCACCACAAATCTTACACTTACCTTCTTGTTCTTTATATAGATTGTTATATACTTCTATATCTATACCATAATAATCTTTAAAATGTTTTATTCTATTTTGTTCAGGAGTTCTTTTAGTTGAAGAAGATTGATTATAACATAATTTACATTGGGATTTGGGTCTATTGTCCAAACCTATATTTCTTACTGAAAAATCTGAAATAGGTTTTTCTATTTTACATTTATTACAAATTTTAGTATTCATATAGACCCAAATCCCTTTCAAACATTAGAATCTTTCTAATACATAAATAGCATGAACGTCAACATGTGTTGCTGTAGTAGCTGTAGCACCAGTTTTATTAATGGTCAATGCAGTATTTACATCATTAGCAGTAAAAGATGCACCATCAGCTAATACAACTGCGTTAGCTGCACCAGCACGAACTACAGCAGATTGTGTGAGAGCTGCAATAGCTACAGCAAGTAACTTACGTGATACACCTGCTAATGTAGCAAGAATATCAACTGTTGTAGTAGCACCTACTGCACCACCAATAGCTGTCATTCTAGCATCAATTAGCCTAAGTTTATGTCCTGGTATAGCAGCTACTAATACTGCACCAGCATTTACCTCTGCAATAGTAAATCTCTTATAAACAGATAGTGAATGTTCTACGTTAGCATCTGACCAAACATGAAGTACTCGTTGAATAAAATCCCACATTGTATCACCTCGCTTGTAAATCTAAGTTACATTTCTAATATGTTATATGACGAAATGCCCTGTAAGGTTTACGTCTAACAGGATTAGATTGTTCTGCTTTTACCTCAACAGCTACCATTTTAGGTAGCATTTCTCTAGCAATAATCTCTAAGCTATCTGCTCTTGAAGCATTACCACCTATAAAACGACTAGCATAAGCAGATGCTTTAGCTGCAAGAAACTCCATTGCTGAATTAATACCAACAGTACTACCAGAATTTACTAAAGCAGGTAATCCTTTAATATACTTAACTCGCACTTCTCTAATAGCTGTTGAACCTAATAGTTTAATTTCATTCTCACGCCAATCCCAATAAATTAAATATTCAGTTCGTTCAGTATCGGGAAGCCAGGGACGTTTATACATATCAGTATAATAAGTCTCACCAACAGCTCGTTCTGATAATTCTAATGGTAGCACTAAATCATTTATCTCATTCAATCCTATAACAGGTTCTACTCCTGCTGCAACAGATATTACGGTAGACCATTCTTCTGTAGTACTTATACCATTTAGATTCAGTTCTTTTTCAGCCTCACCATATGCTTGCTGAACAAATGGAAACAGTACTTCATCAGTATATAACTGAACATCAGTATCGTTCAGAAATACTTTTCTAGCTCGTTCTGTTACATCACTTACTATCATGTTTGTTACCTATTAACTACTTCAGGGGTAGCAAATCTATCCTTCATAGTTTTATAAACACTTTCATTGAGAATATACTTGCAATTTTTACACATAATTGCTGCAGGATTAACAATCTCGTTGCATGAGGGACATGCCATAATATTCTCAACCTGAACATCAATATCCCATTCTTTACGCAGGTTAAGAAATTTAGCTGCTTTTCGTTGCAACTCACTAACTGCACCAGGTGATTTAATTTTACCGAAATCAATATCAGCCTGACGAACTAATTCAATAAACCATCGTTTCTGTTGCTCGCGCACTTCCTTTATCTTATCATAATGCTTAAGAATAACTTCTTCTGGAGTCAACTTATTATGCAACCAAAAAATAGCAGGCTGAGCTATACCAAGAGTAATATCTATACAGGAAGCGACTTCATCCATACAAATAGCTTGTGCAAGTTCTTCAGATGGAATAGTTTTCTTAATCCATCCATCATTTCTATCACCAGCCTCGCCACCTACATAATACTGACACATTGTACTACCAACATGCAGTAGTTCAATATCTTTCCATACGTCTTTAACTTCAGGTATTCTAAAATTACCTGGATAGCAATGAGGAATATTCTTATTTACTACAAATGGTAAACAAGAAACAACTGTGCAAATATGGCCTTCATACTGTTCTTCCATTTTAATTATCCTTTGAATATAGGTCCATTTAAGAAAACGGGTTTAACGAAATTAACGTATTGATTATTCATATCTAATACGCTGCCTTCATCTACACCTAATATCTCGTCCATCTCTTTAATATCAGCATCTAATTGAGCCTGTTCCTCAGCTTTGAAATTTCGCTTAATAGTTTCTCTTATACCATTCAATTTGCATTCAACTACATGTTCAACTGCTTGCCATATGGGATAAAGAGGATTCTTATCTTTATCCATAAATGTCCATAATGGTTCATATGAATCTCTTATAAATGGTCTATCAGGAAATGTGCCATAATCAAAAAATTTCAATTCCTCAAGTACATGTTTACCTTTGATATATTCATATTTCTTGCAATATCTATATTCACGTGTTTCTTTCAAATATATTTCGCCTAGATGGACCACAAAATCTTCGTATCGGTTTTCATATTGCGTATCTGAAAACACAACACGGAAATTTGGTCGACCATCCAAACTAAGGCCGTACTTTTCAGCTAATCTTTTGTTTATTACTTTTAACGATTCCATAAATTTTAATTATATGAGGATGATGCCCAGAGGCTCCCCCCAGCTTTTTAGGCACCACCCTCATAATGGTTGCTAATATATGAACTCTCTGGTCGTTTGGAGGACCGAGATATACTAGCTAACCAGTCTCATTAATTAACATCTTTACTTATAAATTTTTCATTTTGTATAGCGAAGGCTTCTTTTACTCTGGCTTTATGTTTTTTATCTCTATCTTTAAGACAAATTCTACATGACCTATTACCATTTGGTCTAATATAAGTATTTTCTTCTGTAAATTCGTGTCCGTTTACGCAATGAGTTACACCAGAATATCTACCACGGCCATTTCTAAGTGTTGAAATATCTTGAGAATTTTCATAATACGTACCTATATAAATATGTTCTGGATTCCAACAATTTTTATTAGGACATATTAGTTTTATGACAGACTACAAAATCAGCGCTATTTTCATAACCTAAAAATAGTTTAGCTGATAATACATGAACATAATGAAACATATAATCTATTTGAATTTGACCATAACCATCTAAATTTGTACCTAAATATAGCCAACAACCTGTAGAGGAGTCAATTGATGTTCGCTTATCAAGAATTTCCTTTATTCTTTTTACGTCCATTTTATCAACTCCTCTACATGAAGTAATTAACGCTAATGACTATGCTGGAAATCAATATCCGCTTGGAATTGCAAGACCATCAATATATGTCTCTGCTGCTGGATTTGAAACATAAATGTTCAAACCTGAACAAAGATAGAAAATATCAGCGGCAGCAACGCCACCATCTGTATCACGAATTTCAAAGAACTTACGTCCTTGTTTATCCGTGTAATATCCAACAGGCTGTACTTCAATACGACCCCATGCAGACTCAAGAATGAAATCAATACGCTTTTTATTCCAGCTAAAATGTGTCTTAACAGGAGCGCCTGCTAATTGCATGTTATTCTGGTCAAAATACATATTGAGACCCTGAGACTTAGTAGTCATATTGATAGTAGATACCAACTGGCCACTACGCTCATATGCATCCTGTTGTGCCGGATGCATCCATGCACGTAATGTTTTCAACTGTTCATTACCTACACGATTACCAGACTTATTAAGTGCCTGTCTAGCAAAAGGTAGAGCAAATGATGCACCAGCAGCATTAATACGATTAGCACGAACTTGTGGCAATGTTGCCCTATCAAGTCCAAGCCACGTACCTGTAGATGCATCTGAATGATGATACATTACGCCAAATATTGATACAGGAGGAGTAGCTGTAAGACCACCAACTACAACTTTATCTGTAGCAATAGCACCAGCAGCAGCCGAATTGAATCTTACTTGTTTGTTACCAATATCGTAAAATTCAATTGGACCTTCACCTGCAACTGCACCCAAACCTGCAAATGGTCTACGTGTAGTAAGTGCAGCATTATATACAGAATAGTATGACGCATCACGTAGCAAACGAATATCGAATCCATCACCAGTAGTATCAGCAAATGTATATGTATCTTTACCACCTGAACTACCAACTGTAGTAATAGTGCCCAATACACCATCACCAGCAGTCATAGCTAAACTATCCATATGTCGTCTATATTCGGCCATTGATGTAGCAACAAGATGCCTAAATGTGCTAAGAATAGCTTTTCTTGCGCTATCTGTAGCCCAGTCAGATTTCTTAGTCCACTCAACACCCATCTTATTGTATACAGCAGGAATTAATCCCTTATCGAATTTCGGACCAGTACCACGTCCTAATCCACCACCATCAGGATTAAAATGTCCAAATTTACCACCGGGTCTAATTTCTAGTGGTACACGTGCATCTCTAGCTGATACTTCTACACCAGGTCTTTTACCTACAACTGTAGACCAGAATGTACCTTCTCTTTCAAACAATAGAGCAACTTTAGGATTTGTTCGCTCCAATTCGTTTGATAAGACATCTGCTTCATCTGTTGGCATTTTATACTCGTTTCTTAACTAACTAATCAGCTCCTTATATGTTTATATATCATTATGTTTTGCTTTATCATTATGTTCAGCAGCCCACGCTGATTTAAGGCTTTTTAACTATAATGATTAATCAGCAGCTAATATGTCATCATCACTTGTCTTATTCCAATCAATCTTTTTCGGGTCATTTGGAATAGTACTTCTATTTTTATTCCTATCATTCGTTGACGGAATAATCTTCTTGCCTTTATTATCTCTTTTAATATCTTGTTTATCAGCCGGTGCATCTGCCCTTACTTTATTTCTAATACCAGGAACTATTCGCTTGGCTTTAGCTAAATAAGTATGAGCAATTCTACTCTTAATTTCTCGTGTAAATCCCTCTCTTACACCTTTTTTCCACAAAGCTGCCATTTGACCCTGAAATGCTCTATCGTTTTTTAATACCTGACCAACTCTTTCAATAATTTTATCAGTCAATGCCTCTTTAACGAAAGTATTATAAACATTACCAGGGTCAAGTCCATCAGTAATAATCTCTTTTAGCTTTCGTTCGGTATATTCAAATACTGCCGATTCATGTTCCTGTAGTCTTTTCCTATTCTCGTTATTTCTATCTTCCTGTAACTTAATCTTTTCAGGGTCTTCTTCTTTTTTCCTACCATTATTAAATTCAGGAATGTTAGAATCGCTAAATATAAACTGACTCATATATTGAGATGCCAGTTTCAGATTCTTATCACCTGTCTTAGATGCATGATTAAATGCAGCTTTAAGTGCTCCACCAATAATAGGGTCTGTAACTCTATAATACAAATCTTTACTAGCATCTTTCAATTTAACTAGAAAGTTGTTACTAAATTCCTCTAATACATTATCACCAGTTTTCTTAAGAGCAACAACAAGTTCTGTTGGGTCACCCTGTAATGTAGTAGCTGAAATTTCATCTAATAGTTCAGCTTTTTCTCTTGCTTCTTGTGCATCCTCTACTGAACCAAATAGCTTATTGTATTCTTTATTCTGAAACAGAACATCTTTTAACTCAGGAAAATGCTTATAGATGTCCTTATCATAATCTTTAAGTGCTCGTGGACTTAAATCTTTAGCCTCTATAGGCTTATTCTTTTCAGCTTCCTCTCGCGCTTTCTTTTCTTCTTCAGTTTCTTCTTTCTTATCTTTGTCATCTTCATCATCGTCTGATTTATCATCAGAGTCTTTATCATCTTTATCAGCGCGTTTTTTGTCCTTGTCTTCATCTTTATCGGATGAATCGTCATCAAAATCGTCATCGTCATCTTTATCTAAATCGTCTTTATTATCATCGTCATCTAAATCATCTTTATCGTCTTTATTATCTGGGTCATCTAAATCTTCAAGAATAGCTATATCATCTTGAATGTCATCTGTAGCAGCACCGCCACTACCATCTCCATCTGGAGCATAAAATAATTTAAGCATGAATGAATTAAGCAAATTGTTCATTATTCTCTACCTCATCTGAAAATTGAGCCTCTTGCTCCATTTGTTGCATTTGCAACATAGAAATAGCAATTTTATGCTGTCTTGCGTGTTCCTTAACCATTTCCCGACCTTCAGGATTACTCATCTTAGCGTCTATACCATAATCACTATTGAGCCAGGCAATACATGCATCATATTCAGTCTGATGCACATCTAAATCTGCATCAATTTCAACTGGTATACCTTCCATAATTTCCTGAATTTCATCAAGCTGTTTATTTCTATCATCATCACCAGGAATATATAGTTCAGGAAAGCCCATATACTTAGCAATAAGTCCAGCATTCTCAGGATGTGTAATAACAGTCTGAATAGCAGGATTCTGAAATTCTATTAACTTAAGCAACGAATCTTTCTTCTGCATGAAAGACATTGGGAATGCTGTATTCGTTTCTGGTTCAACTGAACCAATTTTACCAAGCATATTAGAACGCCTAATCCAAATATTAACCCAGTTGCTACCACTCTTTTTAACAAATTTCTCATCTTCACGCATCTCATTAACAAATATTCGTGTAGCTTTCTCATTAATTCCTGCCCAAAATACTGATGTGATTTTCCATACAATAGATAATCGCATTAATGCTCGGGATTGCGATGATTGATATTCTCCCAGCGTGCGCGAGCCACCCTGTTGTACTCCACCATATATAGAAGGAAAATCTCCTAATACGAATTGACCATCCTGGTCTAATGATTTCTTAAATTCTTCAGCTTCTTTAGGATATATAGCTGTTTTTAATGTAGCAAATGAATCACCTAATGCTCTACCTGCTGGCATTGCTTTAATAGGAAATATTTGGCCCGGTGCAGCTTCAGATTTACCATATGCCTTAAAATCTAATACAGCAGGGTCAGCAAATGTATCAGGTATACCATATTCCATTGCCTGAAGCTGTAATATTACAATTTCACTTCTAATATCTTGTACAGCTTTAGCAGGTAATCCTAATGGCTCTGTATGAATATGATTACTTAATGGAGACTGGCTAATAATCCAATGCGCATCCATTGATTCATTGTCAGCCTCTACAAGAAGGTCATTCATCATTAAGAAATAGCAACCTTTAGGAAATTTCTTTTTTAACTCTTTAGCTCGTTCAGGTGATGATGCTAAATTAAATTCCCATGAGCGTAACCACACACGACGCCATGTAACAATTTGATTAGATTCTTCCCAGTCAAAATCTGAATCAAGACGCGCCCATCTACCAGTTTCGTATCCATTACCATTATTAGGTATTTCTTCACCAGCTTCATCCTGAGCATATTCTTTATCAGAATCAGTCTCAAGTATGAGATAACCACATTCTTTCTGTGTCTTAACGAAATGAGGAACACGAATATTCATCATTCCGTAAATTTCAATGCACGGTCGCGGTTTAGGTTCCTGTTTATAACCTAATATAACTGGTACTTCTTCTTCATCAGTTTCAATAAATGGTATTACTTCCTGCTGACAATATTCACATAAAACACTACCAGGCATGGTAGGTTCCATACCCATTTCTTCAGGTCTAATAGCACTAGCTAAATCAGCACCACAATTAGGACAAATTTCATTATCAGTATATTGTGCTCGTCTACCATATTGAGGTACGTTATACATGCCATTATCTTCATCTGCCTTACTATATACGTAAGCCGCGACCGTACCTTGATTATACATCAGGAACAATGTCCTGATTAGTAGTAAAACAGCTTTCTGTTCCTTATTAATTAATTCACTTATTTGTGTCCATACTCTTGCTGTGTTGAGGTCATCTTGGTTTTCAGCATCATCCGGTACAAAAATAGTTTGTGGCAAATCTTGACTAAGCGCTGCGATAATCGATTCGCCATGCGCGCGATATATGTTAATAACCTTATCAGCATAATAAGTATCCAAATCTGTATTGATATTCTGGTCATTTATATTACGCCAATCTTTAACTGCGGCATCCCAAAAAATATTATGTATGTTCTTCCAATATAGGTCGAGCATCTTTAATAGACGCAAATGTCTATCTCTAACACTTTGGTCTCGTTTTTCAAGTGTACTTAAGATAGTCTTAAGTTCAATCTTTAGTTCGTCAGATATTGTAATCATTTCTTATCTGATTTTAATTTTGATAAACTAGCTTGCTCAAGAGAATGCTTCATACGACCAGGTGATACTGGCCTCATTATTGACTGATATTCAATAGCATCTCTTTCATTCTGTTCAGCTATACCTAATTGTTTATGTAACATTCGTTCATATTTATCACGTTCATTACGTGCTAATTCAACTTCTAACTCAAGATTAAATATTCTTTCCCTATAAATACTTACAACCTCATTATGATGTTGCTCATACTTATTAGGCTTACCTAGATAAGTGACGATGAAACCTACGAACTGGCTGCATGGCAATATCAGCAGCTTGTTCAATACGTTCCATACTGCGATATAACTCCGTTGTATCCCCTGTTTGAGCATGTTGAGAAATGACAGCATCAATAGTTTTACGGATTTCAAATTCATTTGATGATTCTTTCACATATGAACTAACTGACCATAACAAATCCCGTAACGCATCATATAAATCATCACCTTTGAATTCTGCTACATCTTCTGTGTTCTTATTCTCTCGTTGTTCATACTGACAGTTCGGTATAATTTCCTGTAAGTCACGTGTTTCATCTCGAAATAGTTGCAACTTAGGAAGATTATCCTCAACTTCCGGTATAAACATCTCATTATATTGTTCATACCGTTCTTGCCCATAATTTCTTAATATTGCCTGTGCTAATCGCTCATTATATGATTGCTGTAATATCTTAGCTGGTATTACTTTCCACCTAAGATACTCATGAATTAATTGCTTACCACCTACTCTATCACGCTTACCTAATGTGCATTTAACAGGAAAATTATTAGCCTGTAATGCATTGTTAACTTGTTCTTCAATAGTTTCTGGCTCTCCTCTTTGTTGAGCTGCTGAGTGACAAATACTAATTCTTCTAATAGATTGGACTTCATCGACTGATAAATTAACCAGGTCTCTCGTCCAATCCTTGATATATCTTTCACGCTGATTATAGGTTCTATAAATAAATATTTGTCCGTTCGGCGCGATAGCTGCCCATAATATTGCTGTAGCAGCATCCCAACCCCAATCTATTGATACAATGCGCGGCCACCATTTAGGTATTTCAAATCTATCAACTAAATGACATGCATTAGCTGGTTCATTAGCAAATGGTTGTACACGCCATTCAGTAAATACTTGTCCTGCAAATGCATGCCAATCACCTAATGCTGCTTTTCGTTCAGCTTCAGGTAATAGCTGAATCTTAAGATAATATGTTGGGTCGATGTGACTATTATCATTTATATCAGCAGGAACAAATATACGTTCTAAGTATTCCCATTTTCCTGTTCGTGGGTCTTGTATTCTTTCTCTAATTCTTTTGAAACCAAACGGCGCCGGTTTAATAAAACGCTTATAAACCCACTGATTACCAATATTACCAGGGTTACCAGCACTCCTAACAATTGCAGGTAAAAATGGGTCACTACTTCTGACGCGTGTGAAAGATAAATAGTTATACTGAAAAGGAAGAAA